GTAATTTATATTAATGATGATTATGAGGGTGGAGAAATTAGGTTTCCAAGGTTTGATGGATATACTCATACTCCAAAAATAGGAGACATTATTCTTTGTCCATCAAACTATATTTATGAGCATGCTTCTTTGCCTATGAAAGAAGGAACTAAGTATTGTGTTGTTGTCATGACAGACATAAACGAACTAGGCCACTCTAAGTGACAAAGAAATACAATTTGGCAATATTTAAACCATTTAGACCTTGGTTAAACAAAGATAGTGAGTCTGCTCCATCTACAGCACAAAGCGTAATTCCAGACTGGTATAAAGATGCTGATAGATTTGCAAAAATGCCAAATGGAGAATACTACAAAGCAACAAAAGAAGTCTGTCCTTTTCCAAAAGAGGGTACTACAAACGACTATGGAAAAATTCCTACATGGAAAGCATGTCCTGCAATCATGGATGCTTTTTCAACTGGTTATGTATTTAAAACTCCATGCGACTTGGTTTTTGCTAAAAATTCTCAGGGCAAAATAACTGTAACAATTGAGGATGATAAGTATAAAGATTTTTGTACAGCAAGAGGCCCAATGCCACAATTTAAACACCCAAAGGGATTCTATAGAGATCATTTTGCATGGTCTTCAGGCTGGGGCTTAGAGTTACCAGAAGGATATAGCGCCTTATTCATGACACCAATGAATAGGTTTGATCTTCCGTTTATGAATACAACTGGAGTTGTTGATTCAGACAAAGTTCATATGCTTGGAAGTTTTCCATTTTTTATTGCAGAGGGCTGGGAAGGAACCATACCAATGGGGACACCATACCTTCAAGTTTTGCCTTTTCAAAGAGAAGACTGGGAGCACAAAATAGAACCAACAGACCAGTCTAACATGTATGGTAAAATTATGGATAACATTAAGTTTTATCGTCAACCAGACGGCGGTATATATAAAAATAAAGTTTGGTCTAGAAGAGAATACAAATAAGGAGAATACAATGAAAACATGGACAGAAAAACAAGACCTAGGTAATGGTATATTTCTTTACAAGGGCGTTATAAAGAAAGAGTTTAATGTTATAGAAACTCTTGAGTCTAATCTAAAGCCAGTAGGAGATAAAACTGGATATGCTTGGGATCCAGCATATGTTGGATATCAAAAACTTATGCCAGAATACAGAGACTGTAATGATTTTAAATTTAAGAAGGCAGATATAGAGCGTGACAAGAGTCAGGTCTCTCTAAATCTTCAAAAACTTTGGCAAGATGTTTATGATGCACAAGCACCTGCAGTAGAAGATTATACAAAGATGCACAGAATTCATAGCCTTAACTATTGGGAAGCATTTAACTTTATTAAATATGGACCAGGGCAGCACTTCATGGAGCACCATGATCATGGGTTTTCTTATAACTGCACAGTTTCTCTTGTTGCATACGTTAATGATGACTATGAAGGCGGAGAATTAAACTTTAGATTACAAGGTTTGACGGTTAAGCCAGAGGCTGGAGATCTTTTTATTTTCCCATCAAACTATATGTATCCACACACAGCAATGCCAGTACACTCAGGAACTAAATACTCTATTGTTACAATGCTAGATTATAACAAAAAGTTTCATACACCAGATATGTATGATCCAGAAAAAGACTAATGTACAGCATAACAGTAGAAAAAACATACAACTCTTTATTTGATATTTCTCAAATGTCGATTAAAAGAGATTGGATGGATCTTACGTCAGAGGGTCATGCATATAGGTGTTTTCCAGTTACTCAAGCAAATGTGATTGGGTATTCTCTTTCTTGTAAAGAGGATATCGAGTTTCTCTGGGATGGGGTTACCGATCAAACTGGAGATCATGTTGAAATATTTAATCCAAAATCGGCATATTCTGGAAGAGGGCAGTCTTCTATAAGTATGGATACTGGTTTAATATTTAGAACGGATAGCGATGTTAGCATTCTTGCTATAAATCCAGTTAATTATTTTAGTGATGAATTTGAAACAATGTCATCATTGATAACTACTTCGTTTTATAATAATCCACTACCTTTGGCACTTAGAGCAAAGATTGCAAACAAAAAGGTAGTTATTAAGGCTGGCACTCCAGTTGCTACAATTATTCCAATTTCTCTAACAAATCTAAACAATACAGTTATCAGCATTGTAGACTATCAGGATATAGATAATAAAAGAATGAAAGCAAACATGTCTTACGGAGAAGCAGCACAGGCAATAAATTCATCTGGAGAATGGACTGACTGGTATAGAAATGCCATAAACGAAAAAGAAGAGTCTCTTGGGTCACACGAAGTAAAAACTCTAAGACTAAAGGTAATTGACAATACGAATGGTGGTATAATTTAATTATGAAAGAATTTGCAAGATCCGAATCAATTGTAAAGAGAACACCATCATTGACACCTTCTGGCTGGTTTGGAAACGGCAAAGAAATGATTGTTGAGTTAGAAAACTTTATGACACAAGAAGAAATAGAGTTTTTAGAAAAAGCAGCAAAGTCTATAACAATTTGGGATGTAACACAAAGCCATGTGAATGAGAATGGAACTGTTGTATACGATTCAGATTATTGGAAAGACAGAGTAGCAACTCAGCCAACTTTAGATAAAAACGATACTTCTATATCTCCAGTGATTGCTGGATTGTTTCAAAGGCTACAGCCAATTGTAGAAGAGTTCTATAAAGTAAAGGTTATCCCTACTGGAACAACAATTGTTAGATGGCTTCCAGGACAATTTCAAAAGCCTCATGCAGACAAAGAACTACATGAGGGTCCAGATGCAGGACTTCCAAATGATTTTCCAAACTATGACCTTTCTAGTTTATTTTATTTAAATGAAGACTATGAAGGAGGAGAACTATATTTTCCTTTACAGGGGGTTCAGTTTAAGCCTAAAAAAGGTGCTGCCTATTTCTTTCCAGGAGACATGAACTATGTACACGGAGTAACAGAAATAAAAAGTGGAATCAGATATACCTGTCCATTTTTTTGGGAAATTACTGAGCATACAGGAGACAGAAAACCATGAATCTAAATAATAAAAAAAGACTTACAAAAGATATTGTAGTTTATGAAGATTTTATTAGTAAAGAAACCTGTGCCAAGATGATTAAAGCACTTGATGCTCAGGCAAACACTGGAAAACTTTCTTGGATGCCTATTTCATTCTATGAGTCATACTCTTCTGTACTTCCACAAGACAATGATCAAGAAGTTATAGATGCTGATTTAGATCCAACAATCTTTTCAGACATTGAAGCAAAAATGCCAGAAGCAATTGCTTCAGTTCATAATCTTGACCCAAAAACAATTTCTAAAATTGGATATCACACACAAAAGTGGGAGCCAGGAGCATATGCAAGAATACACTCTGATAACACAGATGCCGAAGGAAACTCTGGTGCATTTACAAGAAGCAGATATGCAGGATTTTTATATTTAAATGATGACTTCGAAGGCGGACTATTAAGATTCCCAGGGCAAGATTTAGAGATTCAGCCAAAAGTTGGAATGCTTGCTGTTTTTGACGGGGGATTTAGCAATATGCACGAAGTAACTCTTATAGAAAGCGGAGTAAGATATACAATAGGATCATTCTGGGATGATAGAGAAGAAGATGCTTACCCACAAGAATTAAGAGACGCATGGGCAGAAGAAATGAAAGAGACTAGAGCAAAGCAAGAAATTGAAAGAGCCGAATGGCAAGAACTTTTAAAGCAAGGATGGAAGTTGGACAAAGAAGGAAATAAGTATAAGTCTGATGAGGCTACAAGTGCTTGAGAATTTTAAAAAACAACTAACAAAAAATGGGTTTGTTTTTAAAGAAATTACTCCAGAACTACTTTCTATTGAAAATTTTTTATTAGAAAAAGATTTAAATACTTTTAATGAAATTATAGAATCTACATCTCAGGAAGAGTGGGAAGTTGAATATCACTCAAATTTAAAAAAGTTTTGTATGATAAAATTTGGAAGAGATGATGTTGATAATCTTGTTGCTGAAGGAAAATTTGAAATTACACAAAACTGGAAAGATAAAAATTTTAATATAAAAGATCACGAAATATACAGACCAACTTACGACAAGATAAACTCTTTAGTGTTGTTATCTGATAATAGCCTAGAACTGAGTGGTTTTGCAACAATTCAAAGAATGCAGCCAGGCGTTGAGTTAAAATCTCATACAGATCAAAAAACAGACCCATCAATAAGATATGCTACAATTGCCTATATAAACGATGATTATGAAGGGGGCTCTTTATTTTTTCAAAAACTAGGGATAGAAATAAAGCCTAAAAAAGGAACTCTACTATTTTTCCCAGGAACAGAAGAGTACGAGCATGGAGTAAGGCACGTAGAAGGCGAAAAAATAAGATATGTTTTGGTTGGCTTTATAAAAGAAATTGATCATTATGAAAAAAATAAATACTAGGAGGATGGAATGAATAAAGAAGTACTTGACCCAAACGTTTACTACTATACTGATGCAATAGAAAATTTTGATAATTTTCAAAAAGTTTTAAAAGATTTGGATAGCCTTGAGCAAAACACTGACTTTGATGTTAATGTTTGGAAGGTGTGGACTTCTTCTAGTGACAAGGATTTTATATACGGAGAAACAAAGACTTTTGATTCTAATGCCATCAGCAGAGTTGGTGGAGAGGTAGCAGAAAAAAGCAAGTATATTTATGATGCTATCATGAACACAATGCACAATGTATGTAAAGACTATGCTACTTCTTTGGGAGATTTTGATGAGCCAAGACTGTTTCCAACATTTAATATAAAAAAATATAATACTGGAATGGGAATGGGTGCACATTTTGATCAACTAGACGGAGACAAAACGCTAAGATACTCATTGGTTATGTATTTAAATGATGATTGCGAAGGCGGAGAAATATCTTTTCAATTAAAAGATTATGATGGTGGATGGACTAGCGCTGATGGCTTTTCTAAAGGCTCAGCACCAGCCGTAGACCTAGACTACGATATATCTGTTGCAAATAAAGCAATTGACTTTGGACTAAAGCCAAAAGCAAATAGCGTTGTCATATTTCCAGCCTATGCACCATATTTTCACACAGCCCACACAGTTAAGTCTGGATTTAAGTACATGGTTCCTGGACACTGGATTCATAACAATATGGATCTTAATCGTAATCAGAGTATGTAATTGAAAACAGCAATTGTTACTGGAGCAAGCAAAGGCGTAGGGTATGCGACTGTAAAACTTTTATCTGAAAATGGATACAGAGTTATTGCTGTATCAAGAGATCTTTCCAAAGTGTCAGACTTAGTCTCTGACAGTGTTGAAGTGTATAAAATGGATATCACAAGTTCAAACGAGATAAAAAGATTTCAT